CTATTAATATAGAAAAACGATTTGGAGATCATAAAAGAAACGCTTTCAATAAAAATACTCATACTTATTATTATCCTTTATATTGTGCAATTAGATTATATTCATTAGAAAACTTTAATTTTGAAGTTATTGAAGAATGTAAAGAAAAAGACTTAACATTAAGAGAACAATATTGAATTGATTACTATAATTCTTTAGATGGTAATTATGGTTATAATATTGTTCCAGCGCAAGATTCTAAAAAAGGTGAAAATTGTAATTGAGCAGTTTTATCAGATGTTCAAGTATCTCAAATTGAAGAATTATTAATTAATACAGATATAACAATGAAAGAAATTGGAGAAATGTTTCAAGTTTCTGGAAGCTGTATAGAAGATATTAATAAAGGAAGAAGAAGAACAAAAGATAATTTATCTTATCCTTTAAGAAAAAATACTCGTTCTGTTTCACATCGTGGAGAACGACAAAATACAGCAAAACTCACAGAACAAGAAGTATTAATTATTAGAAATAGATATGTAAACGAACAATTAAATGAAATATATAAAGATTATAAAGAAAAAATTTCATATACAGGATTTAAAAAGATTGTATATGGAACTACTTGAAAACATTTACCTTGTTATAAAAAAAGAGAACAAAAATGAATATTCCTTAATAAAAATTAAACCTGTAGAGACTATCGCCGAGTGATGAGCCAGTGAGTAGGACTTCTATTGATACGAAGTTAGATTATAGGAAACGAAGTCTAAGTAATCCGAAAAGGTATGACGGCAATGCCGTTAAGAAATAGTCCAATTTATAAAAAATTGACCAAGGAACTTTTGCCTATCAAAAATTAATTGAAATACTATGCCGAAGTGTAATTGATCCTCTTCATTATACAGTATTAAGTGGAACATATCGTATTCCATTAGCGTGCGGTTTAACTGCCCAAAAACAAATAGAAGATGTTATTAATGCACCATCATTTAGTAAATCTTCATTTGAACGTGAATACGAATCTCGTTGAAGTGATGCACCAGTTGGCGCCGCATTTAGCGCAAATATTGTTTCATCATTAAGACAAATTAAAATGGTTGAATTAAAAGATAAATTAACCGCAAAACAAAAAGAAGAAGATTGTTTCTATGTCATCTGCGCCGATATGGCGAAAGATGGTGCGGCAGAAACGGCAGTTGGTGTAGCGAAAGTTATACCTAAAGAACATTATTTTACATATAAAATGGTTAATTTATTTACAATACCATCAACAGATTATATGGTTATTGCCAATTCATTTAAAAAAGCGGTTTTAACTTACAATGCGAAACTTCTAATATACGATGCGAATGGTGTTGGAGCCGGCATTAGAGACTGATTAAATAAAGAAACAACTGATGAATATGGCGCTTTATTAGAAGGACTTGGAATTATTAATCCACCTACTTCTACAGAACATGACGTTATTCGTTATCCAAAAGATAAAACCATCTGCTATGAAATTAAATCAGGTGGTAAAACAGGAGAACAAATTCACTGATTCTTCTTTTCACGTATGAGTACAGGCGCAATTACTTATCCAATTAAATTAAATGATGCGCTTACACTATATAGTAAAAATAAATCTTTTACTCAAATGAGTCTAAAGAAACAACAAGAATTCTTAATGCCATTTAAAGTAATGGATAAAATGGAACAAGAATTAAAAAATCTTGATATTGTTAATACATCTGACCAACTATCAAATACATTACGTATTGTGCGTAGAAATGAAAAAATTCAAAAAGACTTTTTCTCTATGGCAGAATATTTAGTTTGGGCAGTAAATCAACAATTTGAATTAGATTATTATAAAAAGAAACGAAGCAAGAGTAGAGGAAGAGTTATCGCTCTTGTTGATTAGAGGTAAAATATGAATACAGAACAATTTAAGATCGATCGAGTTAAAAAACTTAAAAAGTTATACGAAAGCGAACCATCCGCTGCCAGACTGCGTGATCAGAAACCGTATTATAAAAGTGTAGATTTTATTACTGCGGCGCAAGTTAGAGCCGCAATGTGAGCTGATATTGGAGATGTAGAAAAGTTATCAGAAACTTCTCGTAAACTTTATGCAGCAAATCCAATTTATGCTTCAATTATTAATTATTTAGCTAATATGTATATGTGGAGATATAAAGTTATACCTCATAAAGTATACACAAAAAGCAAAGCAAAACTTAAAAAACAACCAAAAGAAGACGATTTTATGTTAACATATAATACTATGTTAGAAGTTGTTGATGGTTTATCAATTGAAACTAAATTTCCAGCATTATTATCTATTCTCTTTACAACTGGTTCTGTATATTTTACTACCGTTTGTGATGAAGAAACTTTGGCAATTGATACAATTCTATTACCAACAAAATATTGTCGTCAAGTTGGACAAACTCAATTTGGAACATCAATTATAGAATTCGATTTTACTTATTTCGATCAAATAGGCTCAACTGCAGTAATAAGTAAAGAAGAATATCTAAAAACTTTCCCAGCAGAATTTATTAAACTTTATCATAAATTTGAAAAAGACAGAACATTCCGTTGGCAAGTATTAGATCCACATTTTACAAGTGGTTTAATGTTAAATGATGTCGCAATGCCAACTTTCTTCTATCTATATGGCGGAATTCTTGATTATGAACATTATCAAGATAACGAATTAGAAAGAAATGAAAACTTATTAAAATATATCGTAGTTCATACAATGCCTCACTATGAAGATAAATTAATATTCGAAGTAGATGAAGTAGATGCTATTCATAAGTCATTAAAAAAGATTGTTGAGACAGGTGAAAAAGCGCGTCTTATTACAACTTATGGAGATGTTCATGTTGATAAGATTTCTGAAAACGATACATCTGAAAATGAAGTATTAAGTAAAGCTTTCAAAGCAATCTTCAATAATGCGGGTTTCAATAGCGGAATCTTTACATCTGAAAGTGTTCAAGCTTTAAAAATGTCATTAATTCGTGATAAAGGATATGTTTGGAAATTCGTACAAGCACTTTCTAATTTCTATAGTATAACTATCAATAATTGGTTTGATTTTAAAGATTTCCAAGCGGATATTGACATTTTACCAATTTCAACTTATACTTATGACGATGATATAAAAGTATATAAAGATAACGCTACACTTGGTGTAGATAAGCTTGGATACTTAATAGCATCAGGTGTAAAACAAAAGAATATACAAGATAACTTTAATCTTGAAAAATTCTTAAAATTAGACCAAATGGTTCCTATGCAAACATCTTATACTCAAACTGCGGAAGATCGTTCAGGAACTAGCGGAAAAACTGAAAAAGAAAATGAAGAAACTTCTGATTCTAAAAAGGACAATGTTGAGAATGAGCCCTCAACTGAGTCAGAGGTTGTAGAAAATGAAGTAAAATCAAATTCTGATTCAGAATAATACACTAAATATATATATGAGGATTAAAGATGAAAAAGCAAGCAATTAATTTTAGTTGACCTGCTGGGCTATCAGATTTCTCAACAGACACCAAACAAGAAAACTTTTCTCGTGGTAAACTTAAGGTTTTCTATAAGGGAGAAACTGCGGATCACCGCTTCTTCTCAGACAAGTTCTCTGAAGAATTAGTTCAAACTCTACCTTATACACCTGTTGTTGGTTTTTATGACGAAGAAAAAGAAGATTTCGTTGGTCATGCTACTGAACAAGAAATTTTTGGTGTTGTCGATCCATGTACTTCTTCTTCTTTTGAAAAAGATGATGATGGAAATACTTGGTGTGTTTGTGATGTAGTTCTCTACACAGAACGCCCAGACCACGTTGGCGATTTAGCAAAGAAGATTATTGGTCACAAGCAATCTTTAGAGTTAGACCCTAACAGCGTGAAGTATGTAGTAAATTACGATGAAAAGAAACACTTCAAAAACATTGAATTCACCGCAGGAAGATTTGTTGGAGTAAGTGTATTAGGCAATGATCAAAAACCAGCATTTTCAGGTTCTGAATTCTTCTCTTATGATGAAAAATTCGAAGCGAAAATGAAACTCTTAAAAGATTATTGCGAAAATAAACAAGATCAGACTCAACGTGGAGGCGAAAATATGAATTTATCAGAATTCATGAAATTATCTTGGGGTGATATTTCTCTAAAGGTAAACGAAGCCATTTGTAAAGAGTACGAAAATGATGCATTTGTTTCAATAGTAGATATGTTTAGCGATAGCGCTATTGTTCGTTTCTATTATTATATGGAAGGCACTTCTAAACTTATGCGTATTGGTTATTCTTTCTCTGAAGATGGACAAGTTACTCTAGGTGGAATTAACGAAGTTCACGTTGCATACGAAGACATCGTTAACTCAGTATCTACCGATATGACTAAAGATGAAACAAACATTGAACAAGCCAAAGAGGCTGATGCTGGTTTATGTGCTACAAAAGAAGAATCTGATTCTAGTTCAGAAAGCGAAAGCACTGACAAAGAAAACTGCGAATGCGGTCCTTGTGATGATAAAGATGACAAGGAAGATGGCAAAGAAGACGACAAAGATGACGTAGAAGATTGTGCTTGTGG